ACGGCATCGTTTTCCTTCCTGCGAAGCAACCAATGAAAGATATAACCGTAGAGGGGATATAAGATATGGCGAAAAAGAAATGGTCAATGCGAGAAGTAGACGGTGCTGTTGGAGGAGCAACAGCTTTTGAAGCATCGAAGAAGATGAAGATGAAGAAGAAGACGGGTGGCAGAGCCGTATCCGATGCAGATGCAAAAAAGGGTGGCAGAGCCGTATCCGATGCAGATGTGATAGGTGAAGCGGTTGCCATGGCAAAGAAGAAGAAGAAGGATGATGATAAAGCCGCGATGGACCATTTCAAAAAAACGGGTCTTCCTTTAATGAGTAAAAAGGATAAAGCCCTTTTAGAAAATATGAAGAATAAAGGTGGTTCCGTAAAGAAATATGCCCGTGGCGGCGGCGTCCGTGCAGCGCGGTTCTAAGACATGGCAGGAACTATGGAGCGTAGTGTTTCACGGGCGAAAACTCGTAAAAAGGCTAAAGAAAAAAAAGATTTGTCTCGTAGACCAAAATATTATAAAATGGAAAAGATAAGGGATACGCCCATTGCGATTGTTTCTCTTAAAGGACTTTCAGGACAAGATTTAAAAGATGCCCAAAAACATAATGATTGGGCTATAAAAGAAAATGCAAAACAGGCGACCCGTAAACAAAAAAGGTTAGAACAAGGATTAAAAGAGTTAGAAGAAAAACATGGTGAGACACTTGATAAATACGAACATGGATGGGGCTTACCTGCATTAATGGGCGAAGAATATCAACAGAAGATAAAACGTGGTGGAATTGTAAGAAAAAAGAAATATTCCCGTGGTGGCGGGGTACTAAGAAAGGCGAAATAGTATGGCCCGTGCAAAACCTAAAAAGACATGGAATTACTAAGATGGCAGATAAGAAGAAACAAGTATGACACAACTTGATGCAAAACAGGAGGCGGAAAGAAAGCGTATAGCTGAACAAGTACGTACTCTTAGAGAAGGGGGAGGATCAACCTTTCGTGATGCAGTTGAAACTGTAGCAAAAGATGCTGCACTTCCTATAATAAAATTAGGTAAAAATCCAAAAGGAAAACAAATTTGGTCGGTTGGAACAGATTTGGAAAGTTTTAAAAATCTTATGGAGAATCCAGAAGATTTTATAACAGATAAAAAGAAGAAAAAAGCCAAAGGTGGCTCCGTAAAGAAATATTCCCGTGGCGGCGGTGTACGTGCCGCACGGTTCTAAATGGCGCGTCCTAAGTTAAAGCCGGGAGAACAGGGCAACTACAACGTTTCACGCAAGGAACAGGAAACACGCAAAGTACGGAAGCGCCTTCGCACTCATGAGCGTGATCTTAAAAAGCAGGAAAAAAAAGCAGTACGTAAACGAGAAAAGATAAAAAATAACAAAGAACTGCTAAATGTGATACAAAGTGGAGGAGTTATCACCAATACAGAGGTGGAAAAGCTTCTTGAGGACGGTCAGGAGCTTGTATTTGCTCCCAATACGGGGCCACAAACAGACTTTCTTGCGGCCCCAGAAAAAGAAGTACTTTATGGAGGTGCAGCGGGTGGTGGCAAAAGCTACGCAATGCTTGTTGATCTTCTTAGGTACGCAAATAACAGTAACCACAGAGCCTTGCTGCTACGTCGAACGCTTGCAGAATTAACGGAGCTAATCGATCAAAGCAAAAAGCTGTATTTTCATGCTTTTCCCAAAGCGAGGTTCAAGGAATCTACAAAAACGTGGGAGTTTCCCAGTGGAGCGACTGCACTTTTCAGTTACGTAGATAAAGATGACGATGTATACCGCTATCAGGGTCAATCGTTTACGTGGATTGGCATTGACGAACTAGGCCACTATCCTTCGCCGTATGTGTGGAATTATCTTCGCTCACGCCTTCGCACGGCGGATGAAACGATTGAAACGTACATGAGAGCAACTGCCAATCCCGGTGGAGTAGGGGGCTGGTGGATTAAAAAGATGTTTATCGATCCAGAACCCCCAAATACTTCGTTCTGGGCCACTGACATCGATACGGAAAAAACTCTTGTGTACGGGCAGAATCACGTTGATTCAGGAAAGCCGCTGTTTCATCGTAAATTTATTCCGGCCCGTTTAACGGATAATCCGTATCTCATGAAAACGGGCGAATACGAAGCGATGTTGTATTCGCTTCCAGAGGTTGAGCGGAAACGCCTTTTAGAGGGCGATTGGGATGTAGCAGAAGGGGCTGCATTTACTGAATTTAACAGATCGGTCCACGTAGTTCAGCCCTTCGAAGTTCCTGAAGGATGGGCTAAGATAAGGGCTGGTGATTATGGATATAGTTCTCCTAGTTGTATTCTTTGGGGCGCAATTGATTGGGACGGGAATCTTTGGATATACCGAGAGTTATATATTAAAGGGTACACAGGAGAAGCACTTGCTACGCTAATTCGAGAAATGGAGCGAACTGACGGTCAAATGTCGCTATCTGTTCTTGATAAATCGTGCTGGAATCGTACAGGATTAGGCCCGTCCATAGCAGAAACTATGATACGTGGAGGAGTAAGGTGGATTCCGTCCGATTCTAATAGGCTTTCTGGTAAAATTGAAGTACACAGGCGTCTTGCAATGAATGAATATGGGGAACCACGGCTACGTATTTTCTCTACGTGTACAAATCTAGTACGAACTCTTCCTACGTTGCCGCTATCTAAGACCAATAGCGAAGACGTTGATACAAAGGCAGACGATCATGCGTATGATGCACTACGGTATATGTGTATGACACGTCAAATTTCTACACCACAGGCGGCTATTTTTAAGAATATGTATACTAGACCACCAGAACTTACAGATGCTACTTTTGGATATTAAGTATTATGGCAGATAAACCTCCATATCATGAAAATCCCTTTATAAGGAAACGTTTGCGTGATCGATGGGAGAAAGCCCAACAGGATATAAAACAAGACCCTCTTATAAAATATAATAATGAGGAACAGATTAAAATAAGAGAATTTTTTTCTTGGTTAGACGGTTCTTCTGGAAGAGAATTTTTAAGAGAACAGGCTGAAAAGGGGATTCCTGATACTCCTGAAAATAGGGGCTTTCTTGATTCGCCACTAGGAAAAATATGGTTACAAGAACATGGCGGTAAGCTGTGGCTTAGTACAGATGACGGTTACACCTTTTTAGACAACAGGCGAGGTGATGCACGTAGACGACCTACACAGTTGGATAAATGGACAGAACCTTCGACTGTAACAGAACCTCATTTGAAGCAGGAGTATAAAAAATTATTTGATAAGCCTTCTTCTACAGAGCTTTTAACAGATAAGGGGAAAAAGAGCCTTTCTAAAAAGTTAGGAAGACCTATTGGTGAAGAAAGGAAAAACAGAGAAGTAGAAAAAGCTAGACAGCAAAATAGCAAAGTAAAATTTATTAAATTTCAGGCACTTTTTAATCTGATAGAAAACGTAAATAAGGGGAATGAAATTTATTCTATGAACCCTTCTCCACTAGAAGGACAACATTCTGCTTCTTATTTGAATATGCACAATTTTTTAAAAAATACTCTTGAATGGTCTAGTAGCGAACTTTCACCTGCTGAAGATTTTTCAGGAAATGGCGGTGGAGATTTTTTAATGCAACACTGGCTGTTAGAGCAAGGACTTCTTAAAATAAAAAGTTCTAAGTGGGTTGAAGATAGTGTATCATCGTATTATCGTTTTGATAAAGATAAAGCAAAGAAGCCTATTACTCCTAAAGGCTTAGAAACAGAGTGGAAGAGCGATATGCTGTCGCGCATAGTAGAAGGAGAAGAGGACTATCGTGGTGAAGGAAGCCCTTATTGGGCAGAGAATATACGGAAAAAATTTGAAGCGGGGGCACTTAGTGCACAGGAAACAGTCAAGATCGGTGGATTCGCAAGAAAGTTTGCAGATGAATATGAAAACCACCCCGCTGGTGTAAGGGTTCATGGGCGTTTAGACCCAGAGAATGAAGGGTTTTGGCTGTATCCTGATGGTACAAGAAAAAAAATACCAGAAATCACAAAAGAACAGTTTGAAAATTATGTAAATAAAGCAGTAAAAAAAGTAAAGAAACAAAGAGAATGGACTAAAAAAGAAAATGCAAGGATAGAAAAGGAATGGGGATGGGTACATGACTATAGAGGCAAAGGTCTTGGCAGCGAGTATTTTCCGTCAGGATCGAAGGATGGTCAAAAAACACATTTACAACAACAAAAATTACGAGCATTTCAAGGAACCGGACCTAAAATTCCTATAAAAGTAAAAAAGGTAACTCAAAAGGTAAAAATTGGAAATTATTGGCACGGGGGTACAAGATATAGGAAAACTACTAAGTATTATGTATTAGAACATGAATATGAGGTAAACCCTAATTTTCAAAAACTTCTACCGATAATACTTGAAAAGGTAGAACAAGGACGGCCTCACGCCTTTTTAGAAGATATGTCTAAAGTATCTAATATAGAATCTCCTAAGTTGATTTCACCAGAGCTAAGTAAAGAAGTTGATGACGTGCTTTCTAAAGCGGAACAAATAGCACCGCCACCCGAACAGGAGGTTCCCTTACCAGAACAAGCAACTAAAGTACATACTCCACAGGAGATGAAGGCCCGATTGCAAGAAAAAGCAGCAGAAAAAAGAAAAGCACAGGCTGACCGTCTTCGTCCTAAACCGGCAGCACAATCTCTTCCTGATCCTAAAAATGTTCAGCAGCCAATGAAGCCAGCAGCAGAACCTGCACCTAAAATGCCTTCATTAAGAAGCGCAAGAACAGGGCTTCCTATACCAGAACAACCACGTACTGAAGTAGGGGGGCGCAGTCCTGCCGGTCCCGGTACTAAAAAAATAACAGGTGGAGGAGGGAAGAGAATAATGCGGAGGAAGAAACCGTGGGAAGATTTCACTATGTCTAAAGGCGGGTTTGTTACCCTATAACTAAAACTAAACGTATAAAAAGGAGAAAAAATATGCCATCTAATTATCGTTATCCCGGTAAGTCTGATTTTGAAAAACAAACTAAAGCGGGACGTATGAGCGATGCAAACGAAAGTTCTTTGTATCGTGAAAAAATGGAGAAGCGTCTTCTTGGTGAGACGGACAATCCAAAGCCGTTTGCTGGTTCAGTTGCATATCCCTCCACTAAAGGGTCTGTACACACCACCATGTCGATGAATCAAAGGACTATCAAACAGGGTGAAATGGGCTAAATAAAGCACATGGTTGAGAATAATAACGTCGAAGGCGATCAGTCTGGAACGATAGATTCTGAAGATATACCGTATGCGGTAGGACACATCAAAGCAAAGTTTACCGAAGCAGAAAACGGACGATACGAATCCGAACTTCGGTGGCAAAAAGCGTATAAAAATTATCGTGGTGTTCTTGACGGTACTACGGCGTATACATCAACGGAAAAAAGCAAGGTCTTTGTAAAGATTACAAAGGTAAAAGTATTGGCAGCATACGGACAGATTGCTGATATTTTGTTTTCCAATAAGAAATTTCCGCTTGTTGTAGAATCTACGCCTCTTCCAGAGGGCATAGCTGAGTTTGCACATCTTTCGCAAAACCCGCTGGGTCAGCAACAGGAAGAAGAGCCTAATGCCTTCTTGGCTGGCCTAGAGGAAAAATATGGGGAATCGCAGTCTCTTAAACCGGGACCAGCAAAGATGGGTGAACCACAGATTGAGCCAGCCCGTGAATCTGCGCTCAAACTAGAAAAGGTTATTCATGATCAGCTAATCAATGCAGAAGCAGTGAAGATACTACGGCATGCAATTTTTGAGTGCTGTCTTCTTGGCTGTGGTATCGTAAAGGGTCCGTTTAGTAACTTTAAAGAGATACAGGCATGGGAAGTTGGCGCGGAAGGTGCACGAACGTATGCTCCGTACCAAAAGAACATCCCCATAATTTCCGGTGTATCGTGTTGGGATTTCTATCCTGATCCAGCCGCAACTTCTATCGAAGATTGTGATTACGTTATTGAGCGACATAAGATGAATCGTGAGCAACTTCGCTCATTGCGTAATAAACCACATTTTGATCTGGATGCTATTAATCAGTGTCTTGATATGGGGCCGAACTATGTTGAGCGTGGGTACGAATCGAGCATTAGAGATGAAGATGACTTCGATACGGCGCATAAAAGTAGGTACGAAGTTCTTGAGTACTGGGGATATCTGGATAAAAATCTTGCTGAACAGCTTGGTTTAGAATTACCAGAAAAGCAGGACAACTTAGATTCGCTTCATACCAATATCTGGATTTGCGGCAACCAGATTCTACGTGCAGTTATCAATCCGTTTACGCCAGCACGTATTCCGTATCAAGCTGTTCCGTATGAGATTAATCCGTATAATTTCTTCGGTATCGGCGTAGCTGAGAATATGGAAGATGCCCAGATGCTTATGAATGGTCATATGCGTATGGCTATTGATAATCTTGTTCTTGCCGGTAATATGGTCTTTGACGTAGATGAGACTTCGCTTGTACCGGGACAATCTATGGAAATTTATCCCGGTAAGATATTCAGGCGGCAGAGTGGTGTAACAGGAACCGCTGTTCACGGTTTGAAGTTCCCCAATACAGCGCCCGAAAATATCCAGATGTATCAAGTATCGCGTCAATTGGCCGATGAAGAGACAGGTATTCCGTCCATCATTCACGGTCAGACAGGCGTAACGGGTACTGGACGTACCGCTGCTGGGCTTTCTATGCTAATGAGTTCAGCAGGGTTAAGTATTAAGACAGCAATCAAAAACATTGATGATTACCTTCTTAAACCGATGGGTGAGGGGTATTTTCAGTGGAACATGCAGTTCAACGAGGAACATCCCGATATTATGGGAGACTTAGAAATTAAACCAAAAGGAACTGCTGCTGTGATGCAAAAGGAAATCAGGTCACAGCGATTATTGACCCTACTACAAACAGTTGCTAATCCGGCACTTGCTCCGTTTATCAAGATTCCGAATTTGATAAAGGAACTTGCTATAGCACAGGATATTGATCCTGATTTGCTTGTAAATGATATGAATGAAGCAGCCGTATTTGCAGATATACTGAGAGGACTTACTAATGCTCAAGGAACAGGCACGCAGGGTGGTCCCGCTGGTCAGCAACAGAGAGGCGTGGACGGCGCTGGAGGAGTTCCTGTTGGAGCAAATCCAATGGACGAATCGGGCGTTGGCGGTGGAAATATCGGAGTTGGAAGTGCGCCGGTTGCAGGGGAGAGCGGCTTTACTGGAAACCCTCCTCAATCTTAAAACAAATGCGAAAGCGGCAATAGAAAGTGAAGAATAAATAATGGCTACTACATCAGGTTTTGTACAACAACCAACTACATCTTTTAATTCCGGTTTTGTACAGGCTAATCCACCAGCAGAGGAACAAACACAAACATTTGGGATTTCCTCTGCTCCAGCAACGCAAACTTTCGGCATTGCAAATGTTCCTACAGGGCCAAGTTTTGGTTCTTTTGCTCCTTTTGGTCAAGGGCAACCCGCTACTTCTACGGTCCCCTCTATTTCTGCTGTTAGTGGTGGAGGAGATAGTGGTTTAGGCACAGCAGCGGTAGCAGGTGGCGGCGTAGCACTGGCGGCGCTTTTGTCTAAATTAGGAGGCGGAAAAGAAAAAGAAGGCGATCAAGGACTGTCCTTTGATAATATTTCTTCTGGAGCGCAAAAACTATTTAATTTAAGTGATATGGGTACTGGCGTAGAAGAAACGCTGGGAAAACTTAGAGACGCCGGTTTTGATGATATTGTAAATAATATAGATAAATATGTAACGGGTACTGATTCAACATTTATGCCGGGATCAAGAGCGGGAGAAGCATTCTTAAAAGGACCAGTAGAAGGTATTCCTGAGTTTGGTGGAATGGAAATTAACCCGACAGCAGGACAAGAATTAGCTAATCTTCCGGGACCAC